ACTGGCCAAATAGTCACCACGCTCACAATAAATTAGTATGATAAATGACTTCCTTGACAACTTGGCAGCACAACAATATCTTAAAATGCACAACCATAAAGAAGAGACTTGCGATGGTTGTGGTTGTGTCTGCCCTTGCGAATGTCCAGACTGCGATGTCTGTTCCTGTGGTGCCTAATTTTACTCAGGGCTCGATGACCTCAAATACTGAGACAACGAGCACTGTGGCTGAGACAATAAATAGTATGAATTATGATACTGGCTATCAGTACGTCATAACAGGCACAAATATTTCACATGATGGCAACACTATTTCCTCTCCATCAACGACTGGAAATAGCAACACACTGAATGGAGTGACTTCAACATGGACTGGATTGGATTTAAACAACAAACCAAACTTCACATTAACAACACCCGGAGAAGCCTTTCAATTCACAGAAAGTTATTCTGGGCCAGGCCTCTCAAATCACACAATTATACAGAGGACAACCACTATCCAAAGCGTAACAAACACAACAAGCACGTTCTCAAACTGATCTCATTGTGTCTCACATTTGGAACAGCGACCCCATCATTCGCTTCAGACATTGGGGGTGTTTCAGCGACAGCAAATCCAGTCGCCAATAGTTCTGGCTCAGTTACCAATCAAGCTATACAAGTTTTACAAGGACCGTATATAACTAACACATATGGAAATGGTATACAATGTCAAGGTCCTACCATGAACATAACACCATTTGTAACTGGAAATATTGCAGTCAAGCGTCCTTACGAATCTTACTATATGGATCCAGTATACAATAATGTAGACGCAAATAATGACGATGTGCCCGATAATCCAGGTGAAATTTTATATTATAAACCAACAAGAACAGGACAGAAAGACAGTAGCACTTTATCATTAGGTGTATCAGCAACTTGGTCTAGACCATTAGATAAAAAACTACAAGAGCAATGTAAACAGGCAGCAGAGGCAAATATTGCATTAATGAATCAATCTGTTGCCAATAAAAGATTAGACTTTGAAATCGCAAGATTAAAGAACTGTGGTGAACTAATGAAGGCTGGAATTATATTCAAACCTGGTACAGAATATGCAAAGGTATGTGCAGATGTGATGTTAATAAATCCTGCAGGTGTAGTTGCAAATCATACACACGAAATACCAGTAAAACCACCTATCAGTAAAGATGCAAGTGTTTTAAAAGAGATATCGATTGGTAATACTAAAAAATAATTATTTTTTCTTCAAAGGGGGTAATCCTCTCTTTTCACGATATTTGTTTGCTCTAATTTCTGCACGAGTAGGCATATCTACTTTCTTACCCATTTTTTTCTGTATCGTTTTCCATATCTTTGTAAGAATCGGTTTGACTATTCTTAATATAATAGGTGTCGCTGTAGCACCTGCTGTTGCGATTACTGCGATTGCGAGTGCATTAGTTGCCTGATTTGTAGAGGGAATGAATTTTTCGACTGCGGAGGTTGGTTCATATAAGGTAGTACAGATTTTACCATCTTCACTCAATTCGTGACCCACAACTCTTTCATCACCTGATTGTGTTAAGTCACCAAGTCTTAAATTACCAGGACCAGGACAAGGAACATCTTCATCTTTACCTAAATCACCAGTATCAGGAATCTCTGGTGCTTCAATTTCTGGTGGTGGTTCAACTGGTGGAGGTGGAGTTTCTCTTTGAATAATTAATTGCTCTGGTGTATATTCCATCGCTTCATATGATGGATATTCACCGTGAGGACATAAAGTTGTTGTTCCCTTTTCGTCTTGATTTACCAAATCTTTGTCAAAAGGTAATTTTGATACATGATCCTTATTGTCCTGATGCATCTTGACACAACCAGGTATTTCTACAATCGGAAATCCTATTTGTGTTGTGATTGGTGGATGATTACTTGGAACATTAGGTATACCATTTAACCAATGCTGATTACTCACAACATTAGGTATTGTAATATTTGGTACTTCAATTTCATTTATTGGGGACATATACACCACCAGATTCTTTAGGCATTACAAATTTAATTTGATCGTAAACCTCTTTCTCGATAGTTTCTTTCAACCACTTTCGATTCTCTTCGACTCTTGCTTCACGAGTGTACAACCCATACATTGCAACGGTAAATACAAAAAGATTGAGTGCAACAGATACACCAACTCCAATTTTTAATAACAAAGATTTCATTTTTTAGTTACATTTTCAATAAGATACTTTTGATTTTCTCCTGCTTTTTCCATTGAATATAATGCAAATGATTTAGTCATTGCTAGTGCTAATAGATGATGAATATGTTTTCCATCTTCATCTGTTAGTTCATTACCCATAGTTGCAACGACTCCTACAACTAATCCGAGTTCTACTAAAACAACAAGAAAAATAAGTTTCATTGCCCATTTTCCTGTCTCAAAAAATCTTTTGATTTGGTCTCCAATAAATTTTTTCATTTAACCTGCGTCCAATGTACCGAATGATCTACGAATCTCTCGTAGTTCCTCGAAGTTTTTTTGTTTTGTACCACCATCATATGACCAAGCATATCCCTCTTCAATCATTTTTTCGTTGAGCGATAGTTCATCATCACCAATGTATAACCAACCAAGCAAGCGACCATACTTACCCATCCCACCTTTAAGTTCAGTTCGTATAGTGAGTTCATCATCTCCATCAATTGCATCCTCCAAATTTTTTTTCATCCAGTTTGTAGCGTCTAGTCCCAGTGCTTTCTCTTCCAGATCTCTTGTTCTTTTCTCTGGCGTATCAACTCCTGCAACTCTAACTCTTTCTTTCTTGTATAGATCAAACCCAAGATCAATGGTGACATCAATAGTATCCCCGTCAACAACACGATTAATCTCCGTTACTCTAAAATTATAGCAGCTTTTCCTGCTCGGTGGAACCATCGCTCCCATTCTGTGCCTCCCAAAAATTATCTAGTGCATTATTTATAGCATCACCAGGCTTGGTTGCTGTCCTTTCTATCTGACCTTTTCTTGCATTTCTTTGAAACATCATTTGTATACTTTGCCAATGATGTGGATTGTAGATATCAATTTCACCTTTAAGTTGTTCTTTTGGTAATTCAACTGGTTTAAGTATTAAATCTCTTTCATCAGGACAATTTGCAGGTGAACCATCTAAAGGTAAACTGCAAGCATGTGCAGGTGGGTCTGTAACTGGTGCTGTACATCCAACCAATATGAGTGGTATTGCCAAATACTTAATCATTCGGGAACAGGTAATCATATCTCATTATATAGTATATTATTATTGTAACAGCAATCAACAAAATTGCAACCATTATAACAACCGACCAAGTAACCGTTTGAGCTGCCATAGTTTAATCCTCCACCATCTACGTTTACGTTGAACTGGTAATATCTCTTTGAACCGATGCATCAGATACCTTGGTCTTTATATCGAGAGTAAAACTCTTTCAATGAAGATTGGCATTGACCCTTATTTTCTTCTGGGTATTCGTCTTTATATCCTTTAATTCTTTTCCATTCATTATGAAGTGCTCCAAGTAACCACGCTTGAGATAAACTATGAGGTCCGTTCTCTAATAATTCAAGATGTCTTTTATTATTACAAAAATTTTTTGCGTAGTCTTCTCTCCAATTTGTATCGTCGTATGTTTTTTCCATTAAAGTCCTTCGCTCCAAAAGTTATCTATTGGTGATTGCAAGTTTCTTGACATTACAAACAATCCAATATTTGTAAAAAACCAAAATATATTTATTATCCAAGTATTTCGCCAAAGATATTTTCGATTATACTCTACAATGTAAATATCTCTTTCATTACCACCTTTTCTAACTATCTGCTCTAATCCTAATGCAACCACAAAACCGATTGCGTAGATGTAAAAGATAAAATTTAGAAAACTAGATGTGAGTAGTAAAAGAGATACCATTTAATTGTTACAGGTGTAATATTTATTATATCACTAAACCATCGACATCGCAAGTTTTAATTCTCTTGCGTGATTAAGTTCGTCTTCTGCTATCTCTGCAATCTTTTTATCCTCTGGATGATACGCAGAATATTTTACATAAGTTTCATATGCGTGTTTCTCAATCTTCATATTGATATCATACGCATCTATTGGACTAGCGAAATAATAAGCAACCATAATCCAATAGTAAAGAAGAACCAAGTGTTTAGCGAAGAATCTGTCAATCCAGTATTCATTGCCTCCACGAGTTTCCATCTCCTCCAAGTGTTCTGTTTCATTTAATGCCTGATAGAAATGTTCCTTCATTAAGTATATATGGTCTTCTCCTCGTAGCCCAAGTGACTCACGAAAGTGAAGTACACTTATGAATGAGAAGTATGGTGCTCTCGCAATTACTTCAAGAACCCAGAATCTTTGAAAGTCTCTACCACGATAGAGAAAATCAATGATGTATATTGTGGTATCTAATACCCAAGTGTTAAATTGTTTCATACCCAAGCGTAATTAATTGATGTGTAAACTGCTATACAGATGAATCCGAATAGAATAGTTGTTGATTTAATTGGTAAGTCTTTCATTTGATCTCCTCAATTTTTTCCAAAGAAAAAGGATGCTCGTGTAAATACGGAACATCCTCCCTTGCGTGTCTTACTGCTTCAAAAGCGTCGGTGGCATATTCGCCTATTTCGTGATACTCATTCGATTGGTCGTGCCAACCTAGTGTGTAATGGGACATGATAGTTTCAACTCCAGTACGCTATTATTTAGTATAGCAACTAGGTATAATTACGCATTGATGTGTGGACTCCCACACCTATCATACTCTTTTTCTTCTTATCTTAATAATTGACATACCTACCATTAAACCTACAACCATACCTAGAGTTGCAACTGCAACACCTGTGCTGAATACTAATTCTGTTGGAACCAATGGTTGTGTTTCCCAAGTGCCTGGTAGTGTATACACTGATGGGTTTGATGCAAAAATCATTTTTCTTTTCTTTTCTCTATGTATATTCTAGCAGAAAATTTTAGAATTGCAACTTAACAATTCTTATTTAAGTCTTCTGCCATACCACCACCTATCTCTGCACCTTGATTTCCACTAAACATTGTTACCCAACCAGCAGCAACCCAACCAATAATGGGAATATTAGCGACGCTAGGAGCAACACTGGCACCAACACTTGAACCAACGAGCCTTCCTGTATTTTCTGCTCCTCCAATTGCTTTGATGCAAGCTTCTGATTTTCCGTCTGTTCCGATTTCTGTTGTGGTTGATTTATTATGAACTGCACCGTCCATTGTGTACTGTTCCACGACTTTAACTTTGTTGTTAGCCAATCCAAGAAACCCACCTTTAGTATTGCTATCCCTTTCCACACGCATTACTTTTGGATCATTTGCTTTATAACTTATCTTATATCCATTATGTCCGACTTCTGCTTCGTATGATGTATAAGGACCAACTGGGAGGTTGATACTTGGTAATTTACTTTGACGATTTGATAAAGAACCTATCATACCAATGTGAGATAAACCAATAAGTCCACCCAATCCCAAGGCGAACCATTTACCCCATTTCACTTCTTTCTTTTCCATTATCCTTTCTTAGGTGGTACTGAAGGTGCAAGAACCATTGGTGCTTGCTCAATTCTTATTGTTTGTGCGGGTGCTGTATTTGCTGCTTTCTCGATTAATACTTCCATATCTTTCTTTGATATACTTGCTCCTCCTCCTGATGCTGCACTCTTTTTCCTTTGTCCTGCTTCAACACCGAAAGTAGCTAGGACCCCCGTAAAGACCGAAGCTATGAAAGTTGGATCAATATTCTCCTGTTTTGATAGACCAGGAAATTGAACATAATTTAATGTTAATATTCCACCTGCCCAGATCAAAATCCCAAGTCTTACAAAAGTACTTAGGATTGCCATCTGCTCTTCCTTGTCCTCAGATAACTCTTTAAGTTTACCTATAGGACCTTTAGTTTCTTCTTTCTTTACTTCAGCCATGGGATCACTGTGTCTACATTATATATAGACACTTAACCCTTAAAAACCGAATGGTATAGGTGAAGTTGGTTCTGCAGCATCGGGTGTTGCAACAGGATTAGATGGTGCAGGTAGACCTAACCCACCTCCTAAATCTCCAATACCACCAAGTTTCTCGGTGACTGCCTCCATTACTTTGCCTTTGACGCTATCGATAATCGCATCCTTGCGTATGAATACGTAACCGCCAAGACCAACAACGGTGAGAGATATAACACCACTTGCAATAGCGATTCCATTTACTATTTTCTGTAACATAATACTATTTAATACAAATTATATATCATACTCGCTACCCTCTCCCATATATTCAAGAGAAACGATATCATGATCGACACTTTTATCTTCTCTAAGTAACCACTCTGCAAACTCTTGTCTAATTGATACTGCATCTTTAAGTTGTTCAATATCACCATCAGTGCATAGTTCGTTCATTCGGTCTATTGACCAATCATATGTCGTCCTTAGATTTTTCGTAAAACTGTCCATAATCTTTACGCATATAGCGTCCGAGTATGTTGCTATTATAATACATCGGTGTTCCGTCGTCAAGTGCTTCCATCAACACGTTATGTAAAAACAGTTGTTTTGTCTCTTCGTAATTTACTTTTCCAAGGGTTGTGTGGAGGGAGAGGATTTCTCTTCTGAAAGAGTCTTTTCCAATTTCTCTAATATCTCGTTTAAGATCGTCAGAGCTTCCATAATATCGCTTCCAGTCTGACTCTGAGGTAACTTTTCGTTTTCCTCCTTTTGGTTTTCTTTTCTGTACGAAGTATTTTCTTCCAATATATTTTCTTCCTGTGCTAATATTGGTGATGCAGTAAATAAACCCGTAGTAGTCACCAATATCATCAGAGGTAAAAGGGCGACCTTCATAGATCCAAGGGTTTTCATAATCGACTTCCAAAGCAGTAATCATATTGTAACACATTCATAACTATATATCCATAAATATTAATAAAAGATTATATAAATGACTGTTTACAGAAAAAACATAAGTATCAATGTTGGTGAAACTTTTAGTGAGAACTTGACATTGTTGAGTGCTGATGGATCTGGTGTTGTTGATTTGACAGGTTTTACTGCACAGTCACAATTGAGAAAACATCCTTCAAATCCTCGTTTTGCAGATATACAAGTTGGTATAGTTAATGGAACACAAGGTGAAATTAATATTTCAATAGCAAGTACTATTACTAAATTTCTTCAAGGTGGTAGACATGTATATGATGTAATATTAACTCGACCTAGTGGGTTTAAATTTGTTGCAGTCGAAGGTAATGCACTCGTACGTTCAGGTATTAATACCTTTGTACATTATTATGGTTCTCCATAAATAAAAATAAAAATATATGGCAGTCTTTAGCACTAACTTATTAATATACAAGCATACTGACTTTGAGCAAACTTTTATACTTGAAGATAGTCAATCTAATAGTGCCAAAGATCTAACAGGTTTCACTGGCACTTGTAAGATGCAAAGAACATTAAACCTTGGCAGTCTAACAAGTTTTACTTTAGCATTTACAAATAGAGCACTCGGTAAAGTTAGAATATCATTAACATCAACACAGACAGCAAATATTGCAGACGGTAAATATTTTTACGAATTAATGTTAACTGATCCAAATGGAGTTGTAGAAAGAGTGATTGAAGGAATTGTGATCGTAAAACATCCAGTCACTTGGGATTCACCTAATCCTTTGACTCCTTTTGACGCTCAAGTTCCTTAAAATAAAAACTCTCACACTTAAAATAAATTCTAAGCTGAGAGTATTTTGATTTGTTGTAGTTGTATTCGATTGGTTTGGAGTATTCTCTGAATGGATTTCGATGGATTGATAGTTTGTCGTATTTTGATAGCATATAGTACCTAAAGGCACTTTATTTATACGATTTTGGTATCAATTATGGCACAAAGTCAGGAAAATCATACGGACCATTTAACTTCTTTTCTAACTCTCTTTCATCTAAAACTTCATGAATTAATTTCTTAAATTCTTTTTTAAGTTCTTCAGTTAATTCTATTTCCATTTTTAAAGTTTAATAATAATTCAAAATCCTCAGACACACCAGCTCCCGCTTGATAGTTCTGGGGATTTAGTTTTGCAAGTTTAACTGACTTTAGACCACCGATGATGTCAGCACGATTAATAACGGGTTTCATAATTAGTTAAAAAATCCTTCTGCTCCTGCAGCTTTTTCAATTTTCTTTTTCCTATTTTCACCACCAATTGGTGAAGTTTTTCTTTGTGTATCAAGCATCTTATCAGTTTTTGGTTTCATAAACTTTTTCATTAGAAAAGGAGTTGCAAGTGCACCACCAATCATAAGTGCTTTACCTATTCCTTCATCAATATTTTTCTTTTGTTCCTCAACAATTGCTTGAATT